TTTTATTTTATCATACTTTTATAAAATTAATATAAAATTTATAAAAGGAAATATTTATTAGAAAACAAATTAGGTAATTATACTTTACACGCTTTAAGACATACAGACGCATCAATGTTATTAAGTGATGGTTTATCAATACAATATGTTAGTAAACGATTAGGACATGCAAATATAGAGATCACATGGCGTGTTTATAGCCATTTATTAGAGGAGCAAAAACTTGAGGAAGATGCTATGTTAGATAACGCGTTAGCCCATTTTTAACTTGTGACCAACTTTGTGACCACACCTTTATTTTCGTGACCAAAATTTTGAAAATGTTTGATTATATATTTTTAGACAAAATAAAAAGAACGTTGATATATCAACGTCCTTGGTAGTGAAAACGAAATTGAATTTCATGTATTTTCACGTATTAGTGTCCTGGGAGGGCTACTATATTGCCCGTATTATCAGTGTTTGTCGCATTTTAGTGCCATGTCAGTGCCATAAAAATATTGATTGTATATTTCTTTTATTTTAATGGTAGAAACTAGGTTCAATATTTACCTTTGCTAATTATATAATTAGTAAAATTCAAGTGTTCAACAGGTTCTTATTACTACTTTTAAGATTGTTTACCGAATTCTAAAAAGCTTGTTAAATCAGTGTTTTAAAAGAATTTTAAGAAGGTGAATTTCTTTGAGTGTCTGCCCTTTTTTGCCCTGAAAAACATCCCACCTATTCATTTAGGTGGGGTGTTTTATTTAATCCAATCATAAATATAACTACTTAATAAATTAATTAAGATTGAAGATACTTTAGTTAACACAAAACTACTTATACCTATCCAGATATAACTAAAGGTTTTTTCTTTCTTTTTTGATTTACTTTCTTCTAGACCTTTTAAATTTTTTGTTTTTACTAACCAATAGAAAGGGAGAAACTTAATTTTAGTTTTTTTATTGTATTCATGTATAGCTTGATCTAATAGATCTTGTCCTTTTAAATATATTTCCTTGCTATATCCAACATTTTCATCAACATGAAAATAACCTAAGTTATTGATTAAATTCATTTGTCTAACTTGCCCCATATAGTCAATAAGATATTTGGGATTTTCAATATTCACTCTTTTTAGATAATCTCTTGCTTGTTTAGATTCTTTTTGAAACTTTTCCATATCAAATGTAAAAATTGGATTTTCTTCTCCTATTGCTTCTATATTTTCTTTATAAAAAACTTCTCTGCTAATTTTATACTTCACTAAAAAATTGTAAATGTAATAATTTTTAGCAATTAAAGAATCTAATCCTAAGAGAAATAAAAAGATTAAAATAAATACTAGAATATATACAGTCATACTTAACTATCTCCTTCATTTAGGTGGGCTTTTGCGTATTCGTATAGTTTGCCTGCAGTTTCTAAACTCAAATTACTCAAATCGTTTTTACCGTTTTTCAATCTACCAATTTTTGCACGACTAATACCAGTATCTTTTTCTATTTGGTAAGCTGTTATTTCCGAGTCAAGTAGTCGTTTTATAGTCTGGTATATTTCATTGATCACGTCCATTTAAAACACCCACTTAATCAATGCAATAATTGTGATTAAAAACAGCAACCAAACAATTAAACCTTCGAATTTTTCTTTACTTGTTGTTTTTCTAATATCAATAGTTAATTTCATTTATTTAGAATGAGGATTATGTTATATTTATATTGAAGAGGGGCGAACCCCCTCATCTGTTTAGTACTCAAAAGCTATCTCGAATTGTACAACGACCAAATTGACTTTTATCGAGAATTTAAAGCTTTTGGGTGCTTTTATTTTTATCCTCACTCCTTCACCTCCATAATACTATTATAGCACATTAGTATATGTTCGTCTACTATAATTTGCACTTTTTCTTTATTTTATCTCCACAATATCTAATAAATTGACCTTACTTAAACCATTTTCTTCATATAAATATAGTGTTTGTGTGTGGACATCTACCTTGTGAATGTAACCCTCTTTTTCTTTACTATATCCATCTACAAAATATCGTAATTCAATTGGTGGTCGCTTAATGACGGTCTATCAATCTTATTTTGGTCTTGTATGTATTGTTCAAGTTGTTCATATTGTTCGGGTAGTGTTTTAAAGGCTTGCTACTTAACCATGCCACGCCCTTATGGTATACGTGGATTAAGATACTCTCTAGGTATTTTACGATAATCAGTTTCATATTTATATTCATCTGGTGCATTTTGATTTATTATTTTCATATTATCACTTCATGAATGTAATTGATCACTTGTTCGTGTGTGTAAATAAAAAAACTCTATCTATTTGATAGAGTTTTTCATACTGTTTCACTTATAAACATTTAATTTATCTAAAACCTCAACAGCTTTTTCTTTAGTTGGAAAATGTGCGAAAATTTGTGGCGCATTTTTTTCTTCTTTATCATTTATTGATATACCGTAAATAGTGCTATCATTTAAAGGCTCAAATACGACTGTAACTTCTACAATTTCATTATTTCGGTTGAAAACTTCCATTTTATAAAACTCTTGTTCTTCTAGACTTACATTTTTATCCATTCTATCTTGGACACCGTAGCGAGTAAATAAATCTCTTATTTCATTTTCATTCATAACTTTTTCCATTTTTCCATCTCCTTTTCAATTTATAATTCAATTGTACCATATATAAATTAATTAAAATATTTACTTTAAACATAAAAAATAGAGGGAGCACGTAAGTGCCTGCCCTAAATATAGTATTAATCTCGTGGTATCATTACGAGTTATCAGTAATTAGATATAAACACATTGATTATTTAACTTCTAATTTACCCCATAATGCTTTTTCTTTTAATAACTTCTCTTCTTTATCAGTAATCTCACCTATAGGCATGAAGAAATTATCTTTTTTGTTTGCTCCATCTGCTTGATATTTAAATCTAATCCACCACAAACCATTTTTCTTATCTTTGATAACTTGGTCGAATTTTACATATTCCCCAGGATAAATCCAAGAATCTCTATCTACTTGCGCTTTATCTAATCCCATTGCACGTCTAACAACAATTGGTTCCGTATTATTTTTACTAGATGTGAATATACCATTCCACGCCCAAACTGTACGAGGTGGTTTTGCTTTGATAGGTTCTTTTACGTCTTTTGCTACTTTTTGTGTTGGTGAATCACCTTTCATATGCTTGAGTACTAAATTATCAAGTACACTTATATCATTTCTTCCATAACCTGCTGCTGCTAATAAATTACCTGGGTCTTGTTTATCATGTTGTATTTGTTGGTGGCCAGGCATCTCATTACGTGGGTTAATTTCCCATGAATTACATAATGCTGCCATAATACGACATGAATTATCTAGTGATTTAAGTGTTCGTGAACGATTAGAAAAGTAACAAGCTTCAAGTCCAAATGCGATATCATTTGCATCATCGTTATACCATTCGTTATCAATTGGCGTATCATACAATACGTGCCACGCTTTCTCTGTAACTGGTATACAAATAATACATTCTTTGTCATCTACAAAAATGTGAGCTGATGCTGTTCTAGACCAATCAATATTATAAGTATTTCTATAATAGTTAACATTTTGTTGTGCTGTCGAATCACGATTACCTGTATCATGAAAAACTGCAAATCGTGGTTTACCACTATCTAACCTTTGTCCTGTTCGACGCGTACCAATTGGTAAAAAATCAGTATAAACGGGTACGCCATTCCATGTACCTATTCTTTTTTTGCCCATGCTTTCTCCTCCATTTTTTAAATCATTAATAAAAGGGAGTCTAATGACTCCCCAAAATCCATTACTATCATAATCATGTTGAACCTTTTTAACTGGTGAACCATTCCATGTACCCCAGTTTTGATCTAATGAGTAAAAGGTTTGTAAATTACCACTTAGGCCAATTGATACATGACCCCATCTACCACCTATCCATACGCAAATATCTAGAGGTTCCACAACTAAATCACGTGTATTAGGTAAAAACTTTGTTCCTTTAGGTGCAGTTGCTCTGTTTTTAGCATTAATTATATCTTTTGCGTTACCTTGAAAATGCCAATTAAAATATTTCTTACATACATGAATAATCCAATCGGCACATTGACCTGGATAAATACCATCTTCGTCATGCTGAATGCCTATACGAGAATTAACATACTTTAATGCTTCACTCTTCATTACCATTACGCATCACTACTTTTTCATACTTATTTTTGGTTTTTAATTCTTTCATCATTTTATTACTTTCTTTAGCTGCACTAGTCAATGGATTATCTTTCCATGTCGTAATTAATGCGACTGCAATAGTCATTAATGTTGATTCATCAACTGGAATTGGACTAATACCTTTATTTGATAACCACTGATTCACTAACACCAAAATTAAACCTAATACTCTTACGATTACTGTTACTTTTACATCCATTTAATTTCCTCCTCATAATAAAAAGCCGACATATATATGACGACTTAAACATTTGATAATATTTTTATATTGTGTTAATTTATAAATAGAAAAAGGGCAATACACCATAAGTGTATCGCCCCAGTGAACCCGTTAAAAAGACGGTAGCTTTTATAAATGATTGTATAACCATCTACAACTCGCCAAAGCTAGAGATGGTTATTTTTTATGGTCATTTTTGCTAACTAATACTAAGCCAATGATTGTCAAAACAATCATCAACATTTCATAATCAGTCAATGTTACTCCTTTCTAGGAGTCAAACCATATTTCATAGGCATCACCCCATTTATAATGAGATTAGCCACCATCTATCCAACTTGCTCACATTAATATTTTACCACATACACTAATATTCTTTCTTCAAATCTTGTTTAATTTCATCCATCATTTTGAGCATCATATCACTCTGCGTATTGAGTTTATGAAGTAACTTTAAATCTTCATTTTGACTTTTTAAATCTTCTTTTATTTCCTTTAAATCTTCATCATGGCTACTTATCTTACTTTCAATTAATGTTAGTCTATTTTCATTTTCACGTTTATCCTTATTAATTTTCATCCAAAAAGTTGAAATACTTATAAAAATTGGAATTAATATACTAAAAACCCAATATATGAGACTAGTTTCATCCATTATTAACCTCCTTAACTATCCAACTTAATTTCAATTATTTATATTTATCTCTTATAAAATAAAGACCTACTAATCCCACATTCGCATATAAACTATAAATCATACTAGCTTGATGTTTACACCAATTTATATCAGTAGCATATTGCATTGTACCTGGATTACGTGGGTTCCACCTCATACGATATAAAGTGTTCTTACCTTTATTAAAGTAATTTTCTCTAACAAATTCAACACCACCATGGATACCTTTAGCCGGTGTAGTCCATCCTCTATTTTTAGCATAACTAATTGCTAAGTTTGGATTACTATCGTGAGCGTTAATACCGAAGAAGTTATATATACCATACCTACCACTAGCAAAATTAGACGTGCCATATCCACTTTCTAAAAAAGCATGTGAAATCAGATAAATTTCATTCACATTATACTTTTCACATGCATCTGCAAATGCTTTCCCTTGTCCATGTAACTTGCCTTTACCTTTTAATATTTGATTAAGTTTGTCTACAGATACACCTTGATATTTACCTAAATCCAACATTTGATATTTTTGCTTACTATCACTCCATATTTTATTTGGATCCATAGCAGTACTTACTTTTGCACGACTGGCACCAAACCAACCACCACCTGTATTAACTACTGGAAGCCCCTTTGCCATTTGAGCATTTAAGGCTTGTGTATATGTGTATTTACTAATTTCAATATCTACCTTACCTTTCTCTTTATTTTGAGTGAGTGTATTATTAGGCTTTTTGATAAATACATTATTAGTTCCTGGTTTGAGTTTAATTCTCTTTTTAGACTTTTTGGTTGTAATTACTTGTTTAAGTAGTTCATCTTTTTTACGATACATCGTGATTAATTTTTCAATAGTAAGTTGATATTTCTCTAATTCTGGATACCCTTTTAAAATTAAGTCATAGTTAGTAGTACCTTTCATGATTCTCCAAATGTTTTTATCCATTTTCAAAGAATTTTTACTTAACTTTAGATTGTTCCATTCCAACATTTTCAAACCATGAATCATTGCATATATTAAAGTACGTATATACTCTTCTTTTGTTTCGGATTCAGAACCGCACACCTCTAATACAATCCAACTAGGGTGTTTTTCCACTTCAAATTTAGTATGACGACAATGCCATGTCATATGTTTGTCTACATAACTATGAGGATAAATCATATCATTATCATATTTATTTCGTTGTTTATAAATATCTTTAACACTTCTAAACATAATACTTTCTTTGATATATAATCCCCTAATAAGTGAAGTTCTCTTATTACCATCTACAATATAATGTGTGACGTTTTCTCTCTCTTTATCATCTCTAAAACTTGTATAGGTAATATTAAGGATATTTTTGAACCTTGTCTTATTATCTTTTTTAGTTTCTGTTGGTGTATTATTATTACTTGTCTCTTTTCCTTTACTAGGCTTTTCTTTCTTCGGTTCTGGGTGATATGGAGGTCTTACAAAATGTGTGACTCCACCTGGTTCGTCAGTATACCTATGTTTTATTTTATAAGGAGGACTTCCAGACCAATTACCAGTATAATAATTTTGATCTACTGACCAAAAATAATCTTTAGTGGCTTTACCCACAACGATAGACACATGGCCAGGATTGCGATTAGCCCATACTGCCCAATCACCTTTTTGAGGTACAAAATTTTTCGTGTTTCTATAAATTTTGAAATTATATCCTCGATAATTTGACTTTTGAGCCATTGCATTAGCATTTCCCCATGTGAAGAAACCCCAGTATTTTTTCGTTATATAGTTAGGTAAGTCCCAACATTGCCCGCCCCAATTCCTATCAACATTTATGGTTCTTTTTATTCTAGCAATAGTCAAAGCCCATTCCACAACTTCACTTGCAGTTGGTTTACGTTTACTAGGTGAAGGTAATCCCATTTTCCCACCTCCCTTCATTGGCATAATAAAAAGACTACAAATTTAATTTGCAGTCTTTATAATTTGCTAGGTATCACTTTTTCTACTAATTCCTTTAGTTCTTTAAACTCTTGTCTAAGTTTCTCATTTTCTTTTTCTAATTTTTCGATTTTATCTTCCTTAACACTAACCTCATCTACTCCGTTGTCTGTATGGTCAATTTCTTGAGGTGGCTCATAATTGGAATTGATAAAGATGCCCTCATATTCATCGTAAAAATATTTTCTTGGTTCATACTCATCAAAGAAATCTTTCGGTAGCTCTTCCTCAGAAATTTCAATCGCATTTATAACATGACCAACACGAGCATATCCTATAATTTCTCTAGACTCATTAATTGAAATTTCCATTATCTCCACCCCATTATTTTTTGAACAGTAAATTTATTCGCATTTGCCCCTGATGCTTTTCGTAAACCTAAATCCCAAAAAACATCATTAGCAATACGTAAAGTTGTGTTATTAACTTTTGAAATAATACCTTCATATGAAGCACCACCATCGCCAGTAGAATCTGGAATATTATTTTTTGAAATAATAATACTTCCTGGCATTGATACTAAACTCACCTCGTTGAATGTCCCTCCAGGATATATACCAGAAACAATAAGGAAATCATATTTGGTATAATCATCAGTTAAAACAATGTCATTACCTACGCCATTTACAGAACCGTCAAATAACACTTTTTTTCTTTCTTCATTAAAGGTACTCCAACTACTTAAATTTGAATTATTTAAAATTCTAACTAAATTTTTTGATGTTCCTTTAGGCGTGAATTCAAATAACTTACTTTTACTATCTTTTGCGGTAACACGTAAATACCCCTCAGTGTTTTCAATTCCTATTGGTAAATCAGGCACTTTAACTGCGTAAAAGTTTGCTGTTTTTAATTTAACTAATTCACTTTGAGAAAAATCTAAATCTATATTAATTGCATTACCTTCTGAATCGGTTAACCTATGTTTTTGTATAGCAGCAAGATTTAATTGATTTTCCATAAAGTGCTTGTTTTCTGAAGTTTTAGCTTCTACAAAAGATTCAATATAATTTCTTGTAATAGTTTCATCATTAACTTTCAGCCAACTTAACCATATATTGTCTTTGTGAAAACATGTGTATATTTCATTTGAATCATCTGGATACCAAATAGCTCTGCCATTATTTTCAGATTTGTATATCACTAATAATCCCGATGATATAGAATTGATTATTTGAATATCTGATAATTCTTCTTCATCATTTTCAATATACTCCGAATCTACTCTGTTATTATCTTTAGGCGTAACTTCAGAATTATCATTTTGTGGTTTTGCAGATGGAGCATCAGTTGCATTATTGATATGAACAAATTTGGTAGTTGTGGCTTTTTCTAAAACAGAATGTATTGTAACGTCGTTTAATTCTTCAACTATTCCTGTATCAGTAGTTAATTTAGACTTTTGATAATTAACCACATCACCTTGTTTTAAAACACCTAAATCATTTGCTTCTTGTTTGGCAGTATCTATATACGCTTTTATTTCATCTTTCACCACTACTACATTCTCTATAAAACCATTCGTTTTATTTTTAAATTCATTTTCCCGTACATTAAATGTATTATTTAAATTTGTTTCTACTTGTGTAGCCTTAAGGTTTATAGTGCTTATACCTTCATTAACTTTATTTTCTACACCTTCTATAATGGAAGGAAAATCACCTAATGCTTTATTAAATTTTGATATATCACCGTTAAACTGTGCCATCATATCTTTAAGTGTTTTAATATAAACTAATTTAGTTTTACCATCAAAATTACTAATTTGATCGTCATCAATTCTAAATGAAAACTCGCGCATCACAATAATGTTATTGCTACCATTTTGAGTGAAAAATACTTGCCCAAATACCTTCCCAGTATATCTTAAAAATTCATCTGGCAAGGTATAAGAAAGACGCCCATTGATTGGATCAATGAACGTCAAATCATCCGATATATGTGCGCCAGTTTCCGCTCCGTAATTCTCTGTTTTCAAATCAATTGTAGCCTTAGCATTATTAAGTCCAATTTCAAATGGTTTTTCATTCTTTGTAACTATAAAGTTTAAAACAGAAGTTCCTGTATCAGTATTAAAAAAGCTAATATTAGTATCTGTGATACTCTTATATTTTGATGTCACTTCTAAAGGAATTATATTATCATCTTTTAAAAACGCTTCTTCCTTCATCATCCAACCTCCTTATAACTACCAGCATTAGTAAACCATTTTGATTTTCTAGTACCTTGAGTTGTACGTTCTAATGTTTCAGGTGGTGAAATTATATTATTTCTGAATAGAAATTCTTTATATTGATTTTGTGATAACTTAACTCTTAAATATACAAAACCTGCTACCCCTTTATATTGGGAGGGAAAATCAACAAATCGTTTTGTATCTTCAGCAGTTAAATAAATTTCTAAACCAGGTATATTTAAATCAGTCAATTTATTTATGCTCTTAGGCGGTGTTTCCCACATTTCACCATAGGATTTAATGTAACTCCAATCTACTGAAGATTTACCTGTAAACACATCAACGTTCCTCATAAACATCATGGTATTACGACCGAATGAACTTCTCGTCAATACTTGTCTGACTACCCCGTTAATATCTCCTGGTAACACATCAAAAAACCACCCGTAGCCTCTCCAGGCTTTACTTAGTGGAAAATCTTTTATATTTAATGTATCGCCAGTGTACATATAATAATGGCCAATGTCTGTTACATTACTTAGTTTGCTAAAACCTTGAGCTGGTAAAGGTTTGGCTCTACCACCTGTATCAGTCATTAATACGGGTGTAGCTCTATTTTTTAAACTATCATTTAAATCTCTTTGCCCAATCGAATGTATTTCATGATGCCTATTATTTCCTGGTCCAGTAGTAACACCAACTAAAAGCGCTTTTTTACCAGTTTCTTCATCATAATACATAGCCATACCTTCTGCTTCTTGGAAATCACCTACATAGTTTCCATCAATACCACCAATGGTAACTATTCGTTTCCATAAATGTTTACCATTTTTAACATCAAATGCATGTAAATAGTTAGGTATTTTAGGATTACTATCGCCCGTATACCAATAAAGAATTCCATCATCATAAGTAACACCTTGCATAGGCTGTGTTGCGCTTGTATATTCGTCTGGAATATCAAATTTATACAATACTTTGTCTACATTATTATCAATATCATTAATGCTTCTAATTTCAATAAAATTCAATGATTTCTTATCTTTAGACTCTTGTTGTGTATATTCTCGTCTGAAAATCATTAACTTCTCTTTAGAATTATATATAGCACTTGTATAACGATTATTAAATACATGAGGCATAACGTCTTGCATTTGTTCATCTTCATATTTAATTTCCCCAGTTTTATATTTAAAGCGTACAAATTTATTTTTCTTATTAGCACTTAGAACAGCCGAATAAATCCATAACTCTCCTTTAATATATCTATAAGCATTATGTGTGCCATGACCACCATTTTTTACTAATAGTCTATCTATAAATTGGCCATTAGGTTTGAGTCTACTCAACATATAATGTCCACCTGGTCTAGCTTGTGTCATATATATAATATGCGTTCTATAATCTACCCAAAAACTTTGCATTACTGCATTAGTTCTAGGTGATAAATCAGTAATGAATTGCATTTCTTGATTTAGTGGATCAAAACGATATTCTGCATTTAAAAATTCTTCATGGTTCTGTTTTGTTTCTTCCGTAAGTTCAGATATTAACTTTGTATAATATAAATTTTCATGTCTAAGTCTTTCATGCAGTGTTGGATGAACAACACCTTGATTATCAACTCGTGCATCCTTTACTTCATTAATTCCGTCTCCGTTATGCCCTAAAACTAAATTATTTAACCTAGCTACTAAATATTTATAAAAATCTGCAATACTTTGTCTTTGATAAATAATCTGGTCTGCATTATGTGCTTTCTTATCTGTCTTACCGTGTGCATACATATATAAATTAACGTTTTGCATAAAACGGTTTAACTTTTGATAGTTAAATTCATGTTGGTTTATATACTTTTCATTAAATACAGCATGTAAACTTGTTATTAATTTCTCTGTCACTAAAAGCCCCTCCTTTAGTCGTAAAAGTAATGATAATTTTTAATCAACTCATACATGATAACTTCGTGTGCTAATTCATTCGGATGTAGTCCATCAGGCATGTTTTTCGCTCTATACGCAGGATTATATGGATCTATTAAGTCAGTATGGTATGCGTCATATACAGGAATGTTTAATTCTGTACAAGCTGAAATATGAGTATTTACATAATCTTCTAAAACTAAACCAAGTTTATTTTTATCAGTATCTCTGCGTCTTATTCTTGTTCCATCAACAGGACATTGTCTTGTTGGCGTCATAGAAAGAATTTTGCCATTTGAATTATTTTTTTTAATCGCCATTACTGCTTGATAAAAAGCTCCATAATAAGTTTTCAAATCATTTTTATCTTCACCTAGAGGTATGCCTCCATTACATAGCCAATCATCATCGGTTCCTTGAATAATTATTAAATCGGTATTTGTAATTTTTAAAGCTTGTTCATAGATACTGCGAGCACGATTCATAGACATAGTAGCTGCACCCACAGCACCATTAATTACTTTAGCTCCTATTTTCTTAGCAAGCATTTGTCCGAAGTTTTCTTTTGCACCAGAACCTTTTGCTACCGAATCTCCAATAACATAAATAGACTTCACATTCCGTATACTTGAAACAGATGTGAAGTCTATCATTATAGTGCCATTTTTTGTTTTTATCGTTTTACCAATTAACTCAGGTTTTGGTTTATTCAACTCAACTAAATAGTTGATAGCTTTAATTGATCTATTTATATCATTATTTCTTAAACGTTCTTTTTTACCTGGTGTTTCAGTAGATGAAACATCTAAATTTGCTACATATTTAGCAGCTTTTCTTCCCATTTTCTTATTTCTTTCTGTTAATGTAAAATCACCAAGTATTACATCTTGATTAATAATATTATTGTTTACATCACGTTTAGTCGTAATTTCAACAATTCTCACTTCATCATTGATATTATTAACTGAGTCTTTCAATACAGTTATATCACCAGGCATAGGCTTTGCTTCTTTATAAGATTCAAGATGTATAAAATCAGTTGAAACGGAAATTTTAACACTATCGTTAATTACTTTTTCCATTTTCTCTTTCAACTTATCTTCGTGTTTAATACGGCCATCTATAACAGGTGGTGCATGTATTTCGCCTATTACCTTTGCTACTGGATGGACGTATGTTATTTGTAAAACGCTATCCATGTATGATTCGTTTTCATCAAAATCACCAAACCCTTTAATATAAGTAAAACGTTCTGATGAATCTTCTTCTAATTGCACATTATTCGCATTAATCTTTGTGTCTATTCGATATTTTGCTTCCTTACCAACAGACGTTTGCAAATAAAATGTTCTCGTTTTTTCATCATAATAATATTCAAGATTATAACGTTTTAAACCCTTTTTAAATAATTCTAGTCTTGAATCTCCTTCACCTAGATTTTCAAACCTAGAAGCATAAACTTTACTTAAAAGTTTAAAATTATAACCACTACTTTTAAAAATAAGTTTAAAATATTCTTCGCCAGTAAAACTACCAGTATAAGATTCATGTATCCGTTTAGCTTTTAAATCAAATATTTCTCTTTTAATTGCTTTGACATAAACTTTCTGATTTTCACCAATGCTACTCTTTTTAATATAAATAATTTTATATTCATTAACATCATCAGTTCCACCTACATTTGTTACTGTCCACATTGTCGATATACTCGTAACTAAATCAAAATTATACGCATCTTCAACAATCTCAAAAGATAATACTGATTCTTCTGATACTTTATCCTGTGTAGTTGTATTAACAAATAATGGGAAACTACGCCCCACTAAACTGTTTATTAATATAGGCATAAGTATCCTCCTTACCTGTAATACATTTTAAATTTGAAAACAACCTTATTAACAACTTGATTAAAATGAAATTGATTATAGCCAGGAACTAACGAAGGTTGATTACCTGTGCCGTATTTCTTCCCATTGATAGGAATACCATTTTTATAAGTCTGTATCCCATCATATTTAATTACATCCCCTTCTTTTAAATCAATATTTTTTATGGTCATCATTTCACTCTTATATCCAGTGTCAAATGTAAAATGGTTTGTGTTTTCACCTATAGTAATTTCAACAGTTAATTTTTGATTGAACTGATTTATCGGTACGTCACCAGCATAATAAACAAAATCATTATCTGTATTATAAAACGTAAACTTCCTTTGATTGCTATTACTTATAAAAGTCATATTGCTAGTCATACCCCATAAATCTAAATTATTTCCACTTTCTAAATCTGTGCTATAACCAATTGATTCATAATAAGGTAATTCAACGGTTGCAAATTCTAAAGATATAATCCCTTCTGTCTTTGTTGTATCAAATGAAACGTTAGAAACTAAGGTAACTAACAACTGCTTACCATCTACGTAATTAAGCTCAAATTTATGCGTAAGATCTAACATAGTCTGAAAAGGTATCTCAACATTATTAGCTGCCATTTCTCTCAAATAAAATTGGCCAGAAAATAAATTTTGGATACTATTTTTTAAGTGAGAAGCATATGCAATTTTATTAACACTATAACGAAGAACCATCGTTGCTTTTTTATATCTTTCTACACTTGAATTAAGAAATCTGCCATTAATTCTCTCGATTTCATTAAAATCTAATTCTTTTTCAGAACCTTGTACATCGAATTCTACTACTTCTAGTTTTTGGCCAGTTATAGGGTTATCACTAACCCTATACAGTTCGCCATTTTTATTTATTTCTACATCATGTGCTATAAACATATGCCACCTCCTTAAAAATTATCACCTAAGTATTCTCTAGATACTAATTCTTCTATGCTAGTTTTAATGAATTCAACATCGCCTTCATTTCTAACTAATACATTTACTATTGGTTTGTTGTTTTCTTCTAAGCTGTGTCTTACATCTTTACTCATGTGAGTATTAATATCACTATTCAACGAACTACCTAATCCTTCTGTTATGCCAGGCGATAGATCTACTTTAAATGCGTCCATTACTTTAGTTGCTGCTAATCTGCTTTCTTTAACTGCTTTATTAGCATATTGTGCAATTCCATTTCCTAAACCAATCATAGAAAACATACCTAAAGATTTAAATTCTCTTGATGGTGATTTTATGCCTAAAGCACTTTTAGCTGCATTTAAAGCTCCTTTAGCCGCGTCCCAGGCTGCTTGTGCCAAATCTTTAGCTTTATCTATAACGCCTTGAATCATACCATCTATCAAATCAACGCCAGCTTGAACAAAATCAGATACAAAACTTCTCACTTTGGATACAGCATTAGATACACCTTGATCAACAGCAGATACTACTCGAATAAATCCACCTACGATTTTCGCTAAAAATCTAGCCATACCATTAGAAGCAAATGATACCATTTGAGTAAATCCACTAACTATTTTTGCTAACCATTGACCTACATAAACAGCTATTACAGAAACCAATGCACTAAATACGCTAGTTATTTTAGACCAAATTTGTAAGACTTTTGAGGATACAGTAGCAAAAATTTGTTGCCAACTTGTACCGAAAATTCCAAGTATTCTATTTAGTGTACTTGATAAAAAGCCAGTAATTATGCCAAATATATTTAGTATCGTTTGCAAAATTAAATCTAAATTTACAGATATCATATTCTTTAAAGTCTCCCAGGCTCCACTAAAATCGCCTGTCAAAAGTTGAATTAATGCTGTAAATAAAGAGATAATTATATTTACAGCTATTGAAATAGCCATACCTATTAATTGAGACGCAATTTGAATGGTAGTCCACAATCCTTGAAACGCAGTAATAATTTGTGAAATGATCAGCATAATTTGGATACCAAAAATTTTATTAAAAATTTCACCTATAACTTCTAAAATTGGCATAATTGGTTGTAATGTAGATTGAATACTAGCCCACAATTCTTGGAACCATGAAATGACTCCTTGAATCGCACCACAGATAGTTTTAGTCAAATCTTGCCACATTTTAGTGATGAAATTTCTAAAATCTTCATTTGTTTTCCATAAATAAACAATCGCACCAACTAAAACTGCTATGATGCCAACTACAATGCCAATAGGACTTGTAAGCGCGCTAAATGCATTGCCTAATAATGGTAAAAGTTTAACTATATTTCCTATTGGATTTAATAAAAAACCTATTGCCCCTTTAAGAATATTAATTAAACCACCGAATATCTTACTTGCGGTACCTGATGTGATAAATTGTTTTGCTAAATTTAATAAAGATGTTCCGAACAATCCCAAAAAGCTATCCAATGCCATCAAAGGTACTGCCAATGACCAAAGTGTCCCTAATAATATAGCTGATATACCAATCAATCGAGCAATCCAAGTGTGATTTCCCATTAAAGCAGCTGTAAATCCTATGACTTTAGTAACAACGTTTAAAAGTGCGCTCGCAATAGGCGCCATCGCTGTACCAAACGTTACTAATAAATTCACAATATTACCTATTAATTGCATAATAACTGGACCATTCTTTTGAACATAATCAATGAACTTTCTAAAGCCCTCTGATTTTCCAACTGTTTCTGACCAATTACGGAATTTTGCACTCATTTTATCTAAATATTCAAAAATAGTAGTTGAATTTTGTCCAAATGCCTTCATTAAATTAAAAATACCGGCAAATACATTTTTAAAAATGTTGCCGATAATCGGTAAGTTCTTTTTAGTATATTCTATAAATTGTTTAATACTATTTTGACCATTTGCACTATTAGCCCATTTTTGAAAAGATTGTCCTAATCGATTAAACCAATTAGCTGACCATTGGAACAAAGGAGCTAATTGTGTAAATACGTTAATTATAGCGTCACCAAAGCGACCCAATGCGCTTAATAATTTATTGAATACTGAAACCCCAGTTGTATTCATCATTTTAAAGAATTTTTGTGCTACTTTTGAATTTTCTGCCCATTCTAGCATTTTCTTACTAGCAACGTTCACACCGTCAGCTACACCTTTTAAGAATGGTGTTAATGATTTCATAGCACTTTCAACTGTATTTAAAGCATTAGCCATAGATTCAAATATTGCATTAGCATTTTGTTTAACTATATCTTGCCATGTATTTTTAACTGATTCTAAGGCAGTTTGATATTTTTTAGTAGCTGAACTAGCCTCAATCGTTCCATCTTCTAACATTTTGATTGCTGTTATTGCCATTCCTGCATATGCAACAAAGCCACCAAAAGCAACGGCTCCTGCTCCTGCAAATGCTACTACGCCTCCAGTTAATACTTTAATTGCATTTAATACTGCAAATAGCACTGGAACTAATCCAGCTATAATAGGTATTAATGCTTGTATAGACGTTAACATTATCCCTTTAAAAGTTTGTGAAAAAACAATACCAAATGATTTGATGTCTCCAGCTAATCTATCTACATTATTTTTGAAATGATTAACTTGTGTTTCAACATTTCGAAACAATCGTTGTAATTTGGAAGCAGACGTAGTATCAGCATCAATTTTTATTGTTTTCTTTTTGGGCATTATCCTCAAAGATTGTGTAACTTTTTTTAATTTAATCAATGCCTTTGTAATATGTGCGTCAACATTAATATTTCTATTCTTAGGTAATCTATATAAATTTTGAGTTACCTTTTTTATGTTGTATTGAGCTTTTTTCACTTTTGCGTCTATGTCTATTTTTTTTCGAGGAGGGATGGTAGTAAGTATCCCTTTAGCTCTAGTTAACTTTTTTTGTAGCTTTCTTAAATCAGCAGTAACATCTACATTTATTTCATTAGGTACTGAAGTTTTTGCCAATCGTTGTGCTTTTCTGATATTACGCTCAAAGTTTCTAATAACTGCATATATTTTAGCCACAAAATTACTTTCCATTTTCACCCTCCTTTGTGACTTGTATTTCTATTTTTCAATGAACTTACAAGTTTACTTGTCCCTCTCATAGCTCTTTCTCTATCTCTTTTATTTTGAGCAAGTTTTTGTTTACGTTTTAATTCATATTTATCCTCTTCTCCTCTGACAATGTATCTTTCACGTTCAAGCTGATTTTGTAGTTTAGTTAATCTTTTACCTGCTTGAACTATGCCATTTGCTTGTGCCATAAATAGCATAGATTCTTTTTGATCTATCAAAGCCTGACGTCTCCCGATAATCCAATCATTCCATATATGTGGAACCAAATTCATAAGTTCATCTTCCGAAAGATAACCTATATATTGGCTTGTCAGTTGTCTTACCTCTGAATAATTTAGTAAGGTAGTTCTCCCATGATTTCTTTGTAGCTGTTTTTCAACATTTCGATTCCGTGTTTCGTCGACTCTTTTTCTTCTTCTTTGACCATCGGTATAGATTGATTCATTTGTGACCAATAAGCACGTGATTTCTGCTTGAAAAAACCACTATTATTCATCATGTCCAACGCACCTTGTAACAGTTCGATAGTGTCATCTTTTTCTTCAATAACTTTCATCAATGCATCTTCAATATCTTCACGTTTAGGCGCTTTTTTACCTAAATATGCAGTAGCACATTCCCAAAAATCAGCAATTGATTTTGTATCTCTAGATAAAATACCGTTATAAATTGCATTAAACCCTGGTACTTTTTCTTTCTTTCCATTTTCATGTTCGCGTTCTTCAGTAAATTTTTCTGCTTTCATGTCAAAATTAAAAGTTGCTCTTGCTTTTATTTCTTCATCATTAATTGTTAAAGTTGTAATTGGATTAGCTATTTGTTCAGTCATTTTTTATACCTCTTTTCATAATTTAAAAGGAGCTGTACGCCCCTTTTATGCTCCTGTATCAACTGATTTTTTAGTTCTTTCTTCATAAGATCCTTCATACTCATTCATGTTTTCAAATTCAACAGTAGTGCTAGTTTCGCTAGGATTTAACCATTCTTCTGGTAATTCATCTACTTCACCATCAGCACTATTAAATTTAACTTTAGCAGTAATTTCTATCTTGTCGTCCTCATCATCAAACGACCAATCATGTTCTTCGATTACTACATATGCAAAAGTACCGTGATGTTTACCATTTCGTTTTTGAACTTCCCAAATCCATATACGCAATTGTTTAAATAACTTAACTGATGCCTTTAATGCTTCTTGTCCTTTGTCACCTGGCACTTTATCAACAGTTAGTTTTATTTCTTCCTCTACGCTATTACGTGAATAGTCTTTTTTATCTCCTTTAATCAATTCAGCTAAATCGTTACTGATTGTGTGTCCACCTTCAGAAAAATTTGCTAACAATATAGACTCTTCAATCGTTAATTTAGATGCTAATTTCTTATCGGCAATTTGAATTGCTGCAATATAATTTTTCTGCAAAACATTCACTCTCCTTCATATCTTGTTTTATGTCTATATTTAAAAAGAAGTCGTAAAATGCCATGCTTTGTATACTGATCTATATCAGTAATAACTTGCTGGACACTTATACGACTTCTAATAAATTCATAGTTTGGTATATTTAATTTCCTATTTACTATAAATGCAATATCTCTTATTATTCTTGCTGCTTCATCCCTGTTATAGGCTTGGCTATACACATGAATAGTAATTGCTACATCTTCTGTCATACTGTTTGCTGTTTCTTCTGGAGTAACATTAGTTTCTCCTACCACAATATATGGATAAACAGCATTTTTTTGGACACCATCATACACTCTATGATTAACATGTTTATTAATTAATGGGTGATTTTCTATTTTGTTATACAGTCTAGTATAGAATTCAGGTTCAACGGATACCCACATATTTAATCACCTCACCCAAAATACTTTCTAAAAAATTTTTCACCTTGGTCAACTGCAGGAAACCAAAAAGGCTGTGGTTCTTGGCCATATGTGGTATACCATTGACCATCGTCACCTTTATATGACCACGGTATTTTTTCAGCTCTTGAACCACCTGGTCCAGTAGCAAAAATTCCACTGCCAAATTCAATGTACACTGCATAATCAGCTCCAACACTAATAACTGCACTATAACCACCATCAGTAAATTTAAAATCAATGCTTTCTTTTAAATAACCTAAATCTACAGGAGCTAGTGCAATAGCAGCGTTATATATTATAAGTGTTGTTTTTGCTATACCTTTTTTAACCCACTCTTGCATACCTTTTTCGAATTTCTCTAAATCTACTACTAATTTGTCACTACCATATTTAACTTTGGCCAACTTCATACACCTTCAATCTAGTAAGATGTACTTCATGCATGCCGCCCTGGTCTGTTGGTTCACCGATTACTTCGTATGTCTTACCTTCAAACTTAAAAATTGATTCTCGATCTATCGGTATATGAAATGGCGTATATAAATTGCAATCATAAGAAGTATTCATTTGATAAAACTTGAGTTGTTCACTGGTAGATGGTGTATCCATAAATCCATTAATTTTTGTTATTGAAACAAATACTCTTTTTTGATTTGGAAATTTACCAACTAATTCAAAACTTCCTATTTCTATTACATGCGGAAACTCATTTAATGGATCAAACATGTTACCACTTCAACTTTCTATATGGCATTAAAGGCTTGTATAAAGTTTTTGGTAAATCTGTAACAAAAGAATAACTGACTGAACCCATAGATCGACTAGCTATATTTCCAGTTTCACTGTATTTGATACAGTCAGCCACAAATTTTTTAACTCCTGATGGATATGGTACTTTAAATTTATTATTACAATATTCTTCTGCAATACCTTTATATATTTTTATTAATGCTTCTATTTCTTCATCGTGAGAATGGTCATCTAAAGGCTTTGCATTTAATAATTTAACTTCATTAGCATCCATTAAGCATCACCTTGTAATGCTTTAATAAGTTCTGCTTTCTTCATATCAGAATAGCCCTCAACACCCTGTTTCTTGGCCGCTTCTTTTAGTTCTGATACTTTCATTTTCTCTACAAAAACGGGTTTTATTAAAGGCACACATTGCCTATTTTTATTAGTCGACAACTCTTTCAAACGCGCTTCATTAACTATTAACCCATCACGCGGAAATATGTCTCCAATATTATATTCATAACCATTGTCTTGTAAGTCTGTAAAGTATTTAATAACTTCATAGGTCATAATTACTCACTCCTTATGCTCCTGTATCTTCAGTAAAAGTTACCTTAACTACACCGTTATCGTCTTTAAGATTAACTCCGTAGTGATAGTTAGTAGATAAAATATGTTCACGTTTTAAGATATCAAAATCTGAATATGCTTCAGGTTTTTTCTTATTAACAATTTCCATCGCACCTTCTTTTTGTATAAATGCTTCTGTTTGGTCTGTTCTCTTTGTCTTAACGATATCAGAAACACCTACTAACTCCGCTACTTGACCTGTTGTAATAGCACGATCTTGAACTGCTCCACCCACATTAAACAAGCCTTTTACCAACTTGTTATAGTCCTTAGGATTGATAAATAACGTGTATTTTTCATCTTTTTCAGAATCAAATACTTCAATAGCATCTAAAATGCCAGATGCTGTATGTGTAACTGAAGAAGTTAACTTAGCTGTTTTCAATTCTTCTATATAGTCCATTTCAACTTTATCAGCTAATGACATAGCCAATTGTCTTGCCGCTTCATTTAAAGTACCGTTTAAATTTGTAATAACTGCTGTTTGTGTTACTGATACTGCTTTACCTGTTTCCTTAACAGTTACTTTAGTAGTTGTCATGCTCATTTTAGTTGTATCCATTGCTACGCCTTCTTCTAGATTATCGGCTGCTCCAATATAAGCGTATTTAGGACGAGTAATGGTATCACCTGGTTGGCCTACTAATGTATTATCAATAACAGCATATGGTGAGAAGCGAATTTCCTTCTCTAATTTCCCACCCACTACATTTGCTAATACTTCTGGATTAATCAAATCTGCTTTTTTAGTTTGTTCACTAGCGAAAAATTGTAAATTTAACTGTAGTTTATTTTTCATTATTCAATCTCCTTTTACTTTGATAATTTTTCATATAATTCAGGATTATTGTTCATCAAATCAATATGTTCTTCATAAGTTAACTCACTGAACTTTTCTTTTGTAATATCGTCATATTTATTAGGATTATCTCCAGCATGTGGAGTATTACCAGTTGCCTTAACTCCTCCGAACAAATGCGCGTTTTCTTCTTTGAAACTTTCTAAGCGTTTATCTAAACCTTTTACTGTTCCATCGTCTTGTAATTCCAATCCTTCTTTGTTAATAAGTTTTAGAACATGATCAACGTTAACAGCGTCTTTAGCTACTGCAACTTTGATAGCATTATCTAAACGCAACTCTTTCATTTTGGATTCATATTCAGCGTTAGTGTTTTTATATTCTTCAAGTTGCTTTTCTAATGCTTCTTTATCATTAGCCTTAGATTCCAGATCTGTAATTTGTTTATCTCGTTTAGAAATTTCTTCATTTGCTTTATCAAGTTCATTTTGAATTGATTCAGCATTATCTTTAGAATATTTTAATAAATCGTTATGCTTATCAATAATTTTATTAACGATTTCATCATCAAGACCTAAATCACTTAAAAACTTTTTGTCCATAAATAATTACTCCTCTCATTTATATTTTTATTGTTCTGCACCTTTTAACGCCTTAAGCATATTTGGGCATAAAAATAGACCTTCAATAATGAGGTCTATTTTTAAATACTATTATTTTATTATTTCAATAGAACTGATTTCTACTTCATCTAGGTCAATTATAACGTCATCATTTCTATTTAATTTGATATTTAGTGAATAATATCCACTTTCGTTATCATCTTCATCATCGACACCAATAGCAGTTCCTTCAAATGTGTTACCTTCAAACGTTTCAACTTTCACTTTTTTACCAATATATTCATATAAATGTATTATAATCACTCCAAATTATTCATATAAAAAATAGACCTGTTAATGCCATGTTTGATGTGCACCCCAAAAGTTGGACTAAAAATCTAACTTATGGGGTGCATTTTTATTATGG